GAATAAAGAGTCTGTTGATTGGATACAAGAAGATCATGCTACTAGAAAGGATTTAATATCTAGTTTACAGCTGTCAATATTTATGCTCGGATTAATTCGAACGGATATAATTATGTACGACACTAAAATAGAAGCAAAAGAATGGATGGAAAGCTAAGTAATATAATATTAGATGCTGAAATTTATAAAGTAAGCAATTCAATGCAAGAAATTATTGATAAATATCCTGAAAGGTTGGAGTCAATAGGAAAGCTAAACTATGTATTGAAAGACTTAGAACACATTAAAAGACATTTAAACTATTTAATTAAAAAATATGAAAGAAGGTGAAATATACTTAATAGATGAACATTTAAACGAAATCAACTTAAAAGACATTTAAAACACTTAATTAAGAGTTATGAAAAAAGAATTACGTTCGTACCAACTAGATTTATCAAAGAAAGCGGTTGAGATACTACGAGAAAAAAAGATAGTGTATCTAGCGATTGAACCACGCTGCGGAAAAACTTTGATAGCTTTAAATACGTGTGAATTGTATAATGCTAAATCAGTCCTATTTGTTACCAAGAAGAAAGCGATTAGTTCAGTTGAATCAGACTACGCTAGTATGTCATTTTCTTTTGATTTACAAGTTATAAATACTGAATCAATCCATAAGGTTACAGGAATTTTTGACGTTGTTATAAGTGACGAGCATCACAAGTACGGTTCTTATAGTAAACCAAGTAAAGGAACTAAAGAATTTAAACAACGATATTCACATTTACCGCTTATATTCTTAAGTGGGACACCATCGCCTGAATCGTATTCACAACTATACCATCAATTTTTTGTAAGTAAATACACTCCATTTAATCAGTATCCTAATTTCTTTAAATGGGCTATGGTGTTTGTAAATATAAAGCAAAAGCAATTAGGTTACGCAATAGTAAAAGACTATTCAGATGCAAAGAAAGAATTAATTGAACCAGTAATAGCGCCTTATATGATTAAATTTACCCAACAAGAAAGCGGTTTTACTTCTAAAGTAAACGAACATATTATCTATGTTGATATGAAAGAATCAACGTACGCATTGATCAAGCGATTAAAGAAAGATTTAGTAGTACAAGGTAAAAACGAAGTGATATTAGCTGAAACTAATGTTAAGCTAATGTCTAAATTGCATCAGTTATACTCGGGCACTATTAAGTTTGAAAGCGGAAACACAGCCGTATTAGATTATTCAAAAGCAATCCGTATTTACACAATGTTTAAAAGTAGACAGATTGCAATATTCTACAAGTTTAAAGCTGAATTAGACGCTTTACAATTCATATTTGGGGATACACTAACAACAGAGCTATCAGAGTTCAATACAACTACCAAATCAATTGCGTATCAAATCGTATCAGGTCGCGAAGGAGTAAACTTATCTCGTGCATCTTCATTGGTGTATATGAATATTGATTTTAGTGCTGTATCGTACTGGCAAAGTCGTGAGAGATTAACAACCATAGATAGACTAGAAAATAACATTTACTGGTTCTTTGCAAAAGGTGGTATTGAAGATAAAATTTACAAGGCAGTAATGGATAAAAAAAACTATACTTTATCTTATTTTAAGAAAGATTATTAGTATATTTGTTATTCAAGTAACGTCGAAATTACTAAGAATTTTTTTGAAACCCTATTGAATGATGCCTTTCGACGTGGCTAATTCAGTGGGGTTTCTTCATTTAAAACAACGTCGAATGAATGAAATTTGGAAAGACATACCTGGTTATGAAGGATTATATCAAGTGAGTAACTTAGGAGTTATTAAATCTTTATCAAGAAAAATATTTAATAATAAGTATTATAGAATAACAAAAGATAAATTATTAAAAATAGGAATTAGTAAACATGGATATTGTAATGTTGAATTATCTAAAAATTGTAAAAGAAAAAATTTTAAAGTTCACCAGCTAGTTGCAATGGCTTTTCTTAACCATACACCTTGTGGATTTAAATTAGTAGTTGATCATATTAACGATAACAAAATAGATAATAGACTAGAAAATTTACAAGTAGTTACTACTAGATATAATTCACATAAAACGCAAGTGTCTTATTCTAGTAATCATAAAGGAGTGTCATGGGATTCAAGATATAAAAAATGGAGGTCTGTAATACATTTTAACAAAAAATATATTCATTTAGGATATTTTAATTGTGAATTACAAGCAAGCGAAGCATACCAAAATAAATTAAAAGAAATAATATAATGGCAAGTTTATTCCAAACAAAGATCAAAACCACATTCGAAAAGAATAATTGGTTCGTAATTAATCTAATCAAAACAAATAAGAATGGTATCCCTGACTTACATTGTATTAAGAATGGAGTATCAATATTTATTGAATCAAAGGAAATAAAGGACACTTTAAAGCCATTACAAAAGTTTAGAATTGACGAATTAAACCAACAAAAGACATCTGCAATCTGTTTACAAAAGTCTAAAGGAATAACTTATGGTAATATAATTGATTCAGAAATAGAAAGTTATGATACAATAATGAAAATAATTGAAAATATATTATAGAAATGTGATTGTATTATAATAAATGTATTATATTTGTCATATAGAAACAATTTAATATTTGAATTATGAATGTATCACCTTATTTAAAAGCAGAGTTTAAAACTAATCACGCAACAGGAGAAAGCAAATTAGTAAACGAAAAGTCAAAACTAGAAAGCCTAGTAAGATTAATTAACGATTTCGACAGAATAATTAACGGTATAAATATCGATAGTGATTTCGTTAAAGGACAAAAATTAGTAATAGAACTTTTAAAAGCACATACATTATGACAACTGAAGAGAGAGCGAAAAAGTACGATGAGTTAATGCTAACCATCCAACAAATGGAAATTATGTACACTAAGGCACTAGATAAATATCCAAGCCTTACACCATTTATTCAAGAAAAGTTAAACGTTTTAAAACTAGTAAAATTATGAAGATTGTAGCGGATTTAAATGAAAATCAAGAAAAGACTTTAAAAAACTTAAAGCGGTTGGGATACATTCTCAACCGCGAAGTAAACACGAAACCAGACCAAATAAGTTTTGGTGTTGATTTACTACAACAATTAATGTGGGAGTTCAATGAGGAACAAATAATAGAAATAATCTTAAAAAACGATAAGCCATGAAAGAACATAATATAGATTGCATGAAACATAGAAAGCATACGCATTTGGCTGGTGTTGACGTTGCAATAATTACAGCAGAAAAAGGTAAGTGCGTACTTACAATTAAAGATGCTTACTTTACTAGAGGTATAGATGTATCGGGTAATAAAACAGATGGGTACTTCTTAGAGTTTGAAGAAGATGTAATGCCAATGGTAGTCAATAGTTCTAATCGTAAAATGATAGCGAATAACTTGGTACTAGAAAAAGGTTTGTCTTTAACAGATTCTAGAAACATCGGTAATTGGATTGGTACTAAGATTGAACTATACCACGACGAAACGATTAGAATGATGGGGAAAGTAGTTGGCGGTATAAGAGTTAAAGGATTTAAACTACTTCCTAACTTAGAGCCTAACACACCAAACTTCGATGCAGTTAAGAAAGCATTAGACAGCAAACAATACACAATTGATCAAGTACGTAGCAAATATAAAATAAGCGAAGAAGTTGAAAAAATGTTGCAGATAACAAAATAATAGTTATATTTGCATATCGAGTAGTGCCGATGAATAAGAACTTTTTTAAAGCCTTAGCCGATTGGTAGCACTACCCATGAAGCTAGGGTTTTTTATTTTATGGAAGTATGGAAAACAATTAAAGGTTACGAAGGACTTTATGAAGTCAGTAATTTAGGTAGAGTAAAGTCATTACCTAGGGAATTATGTAATAGTATTCGATGTTATTACACTAAAGAAAAAATATTAAAACCTGGTATAGAAGGAGGTGGATATTTTTATGTTAATCTATCTAAAAACGCAATTGTTAAAAATACAAAAATACATAAGCTAGTTGCTGTTGAATTTCTTAATCATATAGCTTGTGGGTATGAATTAGTAATAGACCACAAAAATGATGATAAAACAGATAATAGAGTTGAAAACTTACAAATTGTAACTCAAAGATTTAATGCTAGAAAAACCCAAGGTAAATACTCAAGTAAATATAAAGGAGTAACTTTTTGTAATACAAATAAAAATTGGAGGTCAGTTATTTATATTAAAGGTAAAAATATTACTTTAGGTAGGTTTAAAACCGAAGAAGAAGCAAGTGAAGCATATCAAAATAAATTAAAAATATTATAATTATGGAAAACAAGATTTTTAGAATGAGAGCATCCGCAGCTGGCTTGCTCTTAACAAACGGCAAAGACGAATTAAAGTTAGGGGCGTCAATGATTACTTACCTAAAAAAATGGTATGCAGAACAAAAGTCTGGAGTACGTGACGAGATAGATTCCAAGTACTTTCGTAAAGGTAATATGTGCGAAGATGAAGCTATCGATATTTGTGCTGAGAGATTTGGATTAGGTATACTTGAAAAGAACATAGTACATTTTAACGACGAGCATTTCAATGGGACACCAGATGTTATCACAGATGAATTTATAATCGATACTAAATGCTCATGGGATTACGTTACTTTCTTAGATGCTATCACAAGTCCAATCAATAAAGACTACGAAGCACAATTACAAGTATACATGCACTTGACTGGGATAAAGAAAGCGAAGTTAGTATACGCATTACTAGATACACCTGCAGAAGCTAACTACGGTAACGATATATTCTACAGTCACATGCCAATTAACGAAAGGTTTTATAGTTTTGAGTTAGAATATAATGAAGCAATGATTGAGCAAATGCAGAATAAAGTAAATAATTGTAAAACTTTTTTAAATGATTACGATGCAAGAATCAAAATATTACTTGGATAAAAGAGATAATACTGTTGTCACGTTATTACTACGTGGCAATGGTT